TTTGCCATATTCCTCTGTGGCTTGCTTTCCAGCGGTCCACTTAGCTTCCGTTATATCTTCAGCAATCAAGTGACCATCTGCTGACAGCACAGCATTAATAACTTCACGGGTTTCGTCTTTTGTGCCGGTAACAGCCTCTGGCACAATGGTCTGTGCTTCATGTGCAAGAAAGCCGTCAACGGTTGTGTCGGCGTCTGCGATGAAGTTGAAACGCTTTGGAGCAAGCTGCTTCACACGGTCTATTGCGCCGGTCATGCCCTCCACGCCTTGCTTTAGGCGATAGTCTGATGAAGTGTTGAAGCTAGTAGATGTTCCAGACGTTCCAATGGACCCGACTTCCCCGTTAGCGTTGAAAAACTTCATCACATGATATCCACCGGTGCTGCTTGAAGCTATGTTAACCCTTCCTCCATTACCGTCTGAAGCACGGAGGCTTACACCGTTGACGCTAGCGGCTGGCGTGGCACGCACTGTGAGGGTTCCGTCACTGTCGAGGATTAGTTTAGCATCAGCAGCAAGACTAGCTTGTGAGTTTGCATCAAATGCAAATACTAATGTGTTTTCAGAATCATCAACTCCTATTGCGTAATAGTTGCCGCCGGACTGACCTCCATTTTGATAATTGTGAGCAAAGCAAATCTGGTGGTCTGTTGAGGTGTCATTGCGGTCAAGAATAATTATACCATCAGATGTGGTGTCTAGGATGTGTAGCTTCTTTTTCGGTGCGCCAGTTCCTATGCCTATAAAATCATCTGAACCCTGCACAAAGAAAGCGTTGGCATTGCCGTTGCCCTCAACACGGAAGTCAACGTCGTTGCTACCTTCGTTAAACACTGTTTCAGTAGCAAGGAAATCAAGTTTAGGTTGACCGACAGAACCCCCTACAGTTGTTCTGATTTGTAATGCGCCGTCCTCACTGCCATTTGAGGCATCTAAAATTTGTCCATGAATTTGTGCAAACTCAGTTACATTTCCAGCATCATCGTCTGCCGCAAATCTAATCTTACCAATAAAATCATTGTCGGCTGGGCTACCACTATCTCGCTGCAAGTCAATAAACGGAGCAGCATCGCTGTCTGTATCTGTAGATTTAAGAATAACCTGTGCATTGTTGTCGGCAGTGGTGATTGTGACTGCGCCGGTCATTGAACCACCAGCTAGTGGCAGCGCACCGATGTCAGACAAAACTTCTGCGTTTGATCTGCTTTCCAAACCGCTTGCAGTAAAACGGGCATACTCATCATCAGCGACTGATGAACTATCAATCTTTACAGCGTTCGTGTTTGAGATGCCAAACGTCAAAGATGCTTGAGCGCCGATATCTGACAGAACTTCAGATGCAGACCGGCCCTCAATAGCAGTGCCATCAACCCGCAGGAAGTCATTATCGGCCACGCCGCTGGTGAACTTCGGCACATTGTTGTTTGAGATGCCTGTGTCCAGCGTTGCCGTCGCCGTGATGGCTGTGCCGTCAAGCGTCATGGCGTCAGCTTCAAGCGTGCCGTCAATGTCCGCATCGCCGCTGATGTCCAGCGAACCAGCATCCAACTCGCCAGTCAGCGTAACGTTGCGAAAGCTCGCAATGTCCTTGTTGCCATCTACAATGACGGCCTTTGATGCCGCCACTGTGCCTGCTGTAACGCCGTCAATGGCCTCAAGCTCTGCTTCATTGATGACAGCCCCAGAACCAAGCGTCAGGTCGCCAGCGACAGTCAGATTGCCTGCAACAGCAGTTGTGCTGTCGGCAACCGTGGCGTTTGGCGTGTGAGTTAGATAGGTAACAAAGCCGCCGCTGATTTTGCTTTGCAGGGTCAGAACGCCGCCGTCAGCTATGTTGAGCTTGTGCTGGTCTGCGTTGTCATCGCCCTGGTCAGCCTTCAGCACAACGCCGAGCGCCGCGCCCTCCACGTTGGCGGCGATCTCTAGGCTGTCGTTGGTCGTCTCATCATATTGGATTGTGATGTCGCTGTTTGTGCCAAGCACGATGGTTTTGTTGTCAGGTATAGTCAGACCTTCAGCAAACGGGATTGCTGCCGTGCAAGTCTGTGTGCCGTCTTTGAGGATACAAGTGGACAGGCCGGTGGCTATGCCGTCGAACTCAGTATCGAACTTGCTGGCAAGGATTTTGACGCCATTGTCCCTGTCGGTCGTACAGTCAAACGTGCGCGTAAAGGTGCCGGATGAGAATGGCATCAGACTGGCCCTCCCGGTTGGAAAGTATAGTGAGCTGAGATGAAGCTGATGGTTTGCGTGCTAGTGGCAACCTTGATGCGTAAAGCCGCAGAGTAGCCGACGCGGTTCACAGCCTTGCGCCGTTTGGTGATCCCTGCGCCGCTGGTGTCCGCATAGAAGAAGTCATCGTAAGTCGCCGTATCCCAGGCCGCCAAGTTACTGGCGAAAGTGACCGGTGAAACGTCAATGGTGCTGGCCGGCTTCTGGTCTGTCGCCACTCCAAAGCTGAAAACGACATCGGTGTCGCCCTCCAGCATCGGCTGGACTGAACTGAAGCGCTTGAAGCTGGCACGGTCACCAAAATAGTTGTAGGCCGTGACGATATCGCCAACGATATTTTCACCGTTGTCGCTGTCGCCAGTGACCTTGAAGACCTTGCCCGACGCGCTGCCGAAATAGGTATCTCCGTTGAACTGTCCCCACACATTTGCTGGCACGTTCTCAAAAACGCACCAGGCGCGGATGATGGGGTTGAAGACGTGCTGGTTGTAGGCGTCTGTCTCGCCGGTCGGATAGTTGAAAATTACCTTATCGCCATCAGGGCTGACGAAGATCTGCCAGCCTGTAGAGGTGCCAGTGGCCTTGACCTGGGCAATCACAGTGCCTCGAATCTTTTCTGATATCGCAGCCGCTTTTGCGCCGACGTTATCTTGCCGTATTACAGCGCTCAGCGGCAGATAGCCTTCTTTGGTCATCACAATCACGTCGCCGCCTAGCTTGGCGCAGGCGCGCTTTTCATTGACCGGCTCAGCTATGCGGAAGGTGCCAACCAAGGCAAAATTGGATGAGCTGGGATCTGAGCCGCTGTAAACAAGAACCTCACCGCTGCTCATAATCAGCGCCAGCAGATCATCAACGCCCTCACCGCCGTCGATCGTGATCGTCTGGATCATGATGAGGTTGCCGCCAAAGGTGCCAACTAGGCCGGTGGGGAACTTGGTAAAGTTGCCCTGATGAGTGTCTACAGTCGCAGAATAATAAAAGTTCTGATCTGTGCCGGTGAAGTAATACAGGCGGTTTTTATATGCGTGAACGCCAGTCAGCGTGTTTGCGTTCGCGCTATCAGACAGCGTGATCGACAGATCGCTGGCGCTTGACCCGTCCCAGCTAAAAGGCACGTTTGCCCCCGACGGCACAAAGATGGTAAGGCCGTTGAACTCGACCGATTCTGCCCTGCCGTTGGCAAGGCCGGTCTTTTTGCTGACAGCCGTGCCGCTATCAATCTGGTACAAGACGCCATCGCTGCCGATAGCCAGGAGCTGACGGTTTGCGCCGGCATTGTGTTCAACAAGCGTTTCAACGTCGCCTGTGCCGATACCAGTGCAGAACTGAGTAAAGCCGTCACGCAGTGTCACCTTTTCAACAGACGGAAAAAAGTTGCTCATCACGATGGCGTCAGTCGGCGGCATGGCGTCAATGCTGTCACGGCTGTTGAGGCCGCCCACAGGAGCCGGCACCGCCGCTGCCTTGACTGCAAACCGGCGGGATTGTGGAAGTGCCTGCAGCATCAGCCGCTGATCCCGTAGCCACTATCAGGCAAATTGTAGGAGTAAGGGCTGACCAGCAGACGCCGCGCATCGGTCATCGTTATGATTGGCGCACCGCCAGACCGGCTGATGGCTTGCCGCAGCTCAAGCTGATACTGCCGGAAGTCTTCATCGTAAGTGAGGCCGTGCGCCTGCTTGAAGCGCCAAGTCGCACCCATCTCTATCAATGTTTCATCGAGGATGCCGACATCGGTATCAGCAGCAAAAGCAGCTTGCGAGGTGCCGCCACTGGTTTGGTTGAAGTGGCTTGAAACATATTCAAAGCCGATTGTTTCTGTGGCGGTCGGAGTCGGGGTTATGTCAAACCGCAGCGCGTTGCTGCTGGACTTCAGACGGAAGCGATCAATGATGCCGGTGCTGGTCGTGCCAAACCTGTCCGCTTGATACTGTTGCGGAGTGATAGGCCCAGTCATCTGGTCAAGATCGCTACGGTTGTAGGCTGTGCCACTGACAAACCTGTCAAAGTCTGTCGGCAGCGCGTAATTCTGAGTGCCGTTGGCCGTGGAGAAGGTGTGTTCCTTCATCAGGATTGGCCAGTTGGTTGACCGCATGAGCTGCTTGCCCTCGCGGTTAATTATGGCAAGAAGCTGACGCGCAATCGGATCTGTGTTCCCAGCGACAGTGCTGGGGCGCTCAAACCCTGTGAAGTCAGCTATCGTCTGGGCTATCGTCAGCAGGCTCATCAGCCGGCTCCTCTACTGGTTCTGCCGCTGGCTTGCGGCTTCGCTTGGGCTTTGCATTGATGTGTAGCCCAGCAATCTTTTTAAGCTGCACATACGGCTCACCCATATTGCGTAAAAGCACTTCATCAGCAGCGGCAAGCTCTTCAATGGTCTCAACGTCGGCAAGCTCAAGCTCAACGCGGCGCGGCTCAGACATGCCTGGCAAATCATTGAGGTTGCCGCCCCTCTTCTTGGGCTTCTTCTGCTGCTTCTTGTAATCGTCCCACTCGTCAGGAAACCGGCTCAGGTCTTGGGGCCGCACTGGCCCCTCCCAGACATCGCGGATGCCCTGCACAGAAATGCGACAAAAATCTCGTTGTTCTCCATTCAGCTCACGCTGAAAAAATATAGCCTTGGATGGCATGATCTCTCCCTTGATCATGTTGAAAAAAGGGGCGGCCGGAGCCGCCCCAGTCGGAGGAAGTTAGAACGGGAAATCGCAGATGATTTCCTTGTCAGACGCATCGCCTGCGTATGCGACCACTACACTGGTCACGTCAGCAGTGACGTCGAGTTTTCCGTCTGAGCTTCCGGTCGCTGTCAGAGGGTCGCCGTCCGCGCCAGCAGTGAGAGCTGCTGCCATGGTTGCGGCACCCTTGATCTGAATCCAGCAATACTGACCGTCGGTCGGAGTGGACTGCAGTATGCCAGCGCCAATCTCTACCGAGTCACTAAGATCGCTTGTGACCTGGTTGAGCTTGTAGCCGTCTAAGGTATTGTAATAACATGCGTTTCCGCTCACCGCGGCGACGCTGCCAGACCCTACCTTATATTCGACATACTTATAGATTTTGGTCACGCCGTTATTGCTAACGACGGCACCAATCTGCCCCACTCCAAACTCAGGTGTGGAGGAAACGGCTGTCGGATCAATACCGATAACTGATGCAAACATCTCAGACCTCCTTACACATGAATGACGCCCTGAAGGGCGCGGTTGGAACAAGTCAGGTTTCCTGACCAGAACATCGGGGTGACCAAGGCATCTTGGTTGACCGACATCTTTGCTTCACCAGGAACAAAGTCCCTGCCTTCTGCAACCTCAAGACGCAGATACTGAGTGTTCAGGAAATACATCTTGTTGGTTGGGCATTGGTCGTCATAGACGACATCAGAGTTCAGATACTGAACGCTGGTGAAACCAGACCGTGCCAGATCATCGCTGGTGATGCGCTGGATTGCCTGCAGACTTCCGAGGAAAGCCTTGTAGGCGTTGGCATCTGCCATGATCAAGTCAGGCGCGTCGGCACCGCGAACAAGCAGGAGATACATATTGTTCATATCTGCCTGCACGTTTGCTGTGCTGAAAGCACTCGACGTTGCAGTGGTTTGCTGGTTTTGCCAGAAGGTAAAGGTCGAGGAGTTGATGCCGCCGACTGTGCCGGTGCCACCATCTGCAATAATCAATTGCAGACCACCGATTTCTTTACCGTCTGTGCCTGTGCCGTCCGAATAGAGGGACGTTGCAAGGGTGTTCATCAAGCTCTTTTCAAGCACGTTGATGCGTGCCTCAAGAAGATTGATGATTGCTTGGACGCCTGAGTTTTTGATTTGCTCAAGGCCAGAGATGGTGACATTGCCAGCCATCTGCTTGTAGTCAAAGACGGCTGCGGACAGCACGTCTGAAGGCTCAACATTCAGGGTTTCATAGCCCTGATAGAATTGAACCGTTGAGTTTGCGGCATACTCCAGCTCGCGCACGATATCGCGACCAGTCACAGTTGTCTGGTTGCCTTGTTCGCGCATCCGCTGAAGCAACGCATTATGGTTGCTGAGGTTGTCAGCAAGCTGTCGAGATCGATTCCGCAGAGTCGTGGTGACGATCTCGGAGAGATTTGGACTCGCCATAATCTAGCTCCTGTTGCTTTCAAGTTGACGGATAGATGCTTCTATTGTGTCGCGAACAGACATCTTTGCTGGAAGCGTAGGTTGAGCGGGTGCTGCACTGCCTCTGACCGTTGACCGCTGGGCCTTCTTGGCCTTTTTCACCGCCTCTTTCTTGACTTCGCTTTGAGACTGCTTGGCGGCGAACCGCTGCATCTCTTGCTGGCGCAGGCTTGGGTCGGCATAAACCGCCATCTCATACGCTGTCTTCAGGTCTGGTGCGTTGCCGGCATTGATGAGCGTCCCCATGACACTCCGCACTTGTTCAAAATGCGGGTGAGCTGGATTGCCATTGTCATCGGTCTGCGCGGCAAACTGGTCGATCATCGACTGTGTGCTTTGCTGTACGCTTTGCTGTTGTTGTGTCTGTTGGTTCTGGATGAAGCCGGTGAGCTGATTTACTTGTTGCTGCAACGCCTTCACCTGGGGGTCTGCATATTCATCCTCTGCGGCTGGATCGTTACCGATTGCCCCAACATCCACGCCATACTGGTTGGCCAACCAGGCAATAGCGTTTTGAGGGTCTTTTTGCAGATAGTCGTTGGCTGCCAACAGTTGCCTGACAGCAGCCACGTCATCCATGCCAGCCCGTGCAAAGGTTTGCCGGTGCGGGGCAAGGAGTTCTTCAAAGGCATCGGCTCTCTTTTTAAAAGCTGCAACGCCTTGTGTTTTCTTAGTGTAGTCGCCCTCCATCTGACGATAGCGCGACATGAAGAGCTGCTGCGCCTCTGGCGGCATAGCCTCAAACTCTTCTCTGAAGTCTTGCGGCCAGTGCTGAGGCGCTTCCATCGCCTGCGGCTCTTCTGGCTCTGCATCCTCTTCTGGCTCATCTTCAGCCTCGGCAGGCGCTTGCTCTTCTTCTGGCTCATCGTCCATCGGCGGCGCTTCAGGCAGCGTGTCCTCTTCTGCCTCGGCTTCAGGGTCTAATTCTTGCAAAGTGCGTGCGAGTGTCTGTGCAACGCTTTCCGACTTTGCTGGCTCGACTGGGGCGGCAGCATCGGCTGTGGCCTCAGCTTGAGTGCTATCAAGCGGGAGTTCTTGTTCAGTCATTTTTCAAATAAGTGGTTTTGCTCGTTTCCTACTTCGACAAAGTTGTTGCGCCGCAAAAACTCGCGGTGCTGCGAACGGCTGGTGATCCAGCCGAAATCTTTCATGTTCTGGTAAGGCTCGATATCGCGCATAATAGAAAGGCCGGCTCTAGGGCCGGCCTCTGACTTCGCAACGATCTTGCCGTCGCGATACACAAATGTCTGCTTGCTCATCCCATCAGCATCCTTGCCGCCATCTGCTGCTGCGCTGCATCCATCTTGCGGCGAGGCCGGTTGAAACTGCCGAGTGAGCGCATCAGCTCAGGAAACACCTTTGCAAGCACGCTTGCCAGAGGGCTGTCTAAAGCCTCGCGGATCAATTCCTTTTCTTGCTCAGACAACGCCTGGTAGGCGGCATCTGCAGCTTCGAGGTCAACTTCCATCACACAAAGTCCCTTGGGTTCCCGAATAGATTAAGGTTGGCTGCGGCCTGCTGAGGCTGCGTCATGCCGCGTGTCCGCAACAAATCGACCAAAGTGCCGCCAGCGTAGCCATAGGGCTGGTAAAGGTTCCCCTGACCGCTGTAGAGGAAAAACGGATTCCGCAGATAGTTCACTGCCAAATCATCAATTTGTTCTGGCGTGGTCGTGCCTGGATCAACCGGGTCTGCCGGCTGGCTTAGGGGTTGCGATCCACCATTATCATCGCCAGCCATATTCATGCCGGCAGTGCCTCGCACCAGATTTGCAAACGGGCCTTCATAGCTTGGATCATTGCGCCCACTGTAAACAATGCCGCCCAGCGCGTTCATGCTCAGCGTACCTGGTCCAGCCTTGACGCCTCGAACTGCGCCAGTATTAGGGTCAACTGTTCCTGTGCCGGTCTCCCGCGCCATACGCTGCAACGTGCCGACGTTAAAGGCTTGGGCATCTACAGGAGTGGGCCTGTTTGTAAGATTGTCTGCAATTTGGGAGAAAATCCCACCGCCAAGAATTGTAGCCAATCCAGTGCCTGGCGGTGTGGCAGGCGCGTCATTGGGATCTGGCGTGCCATAAAGCTCATCATAAGCATCAGCAAAAAACCCGCTCATCGGGTCATTGCGCCCTGGCGCAGCGGCAACTTGATTAATAGGCGTCGGCCGGTCGGGGTTTGCCAAAGACTCTTGTGCAGCTTGGTTGATTAGCTGTCGTGCAAGCTCAGCCTGAGACCCGCCGGCTGGCGACGCCGTTTGTCGTGACGCGATTGATTGAGATGCAGCTTGCTGCACAAGGGCCATTGGGTCAGGCGAAACATTCCGCTCATTATTTTCTGGTGGTGAAATCTGACGGCTTGTGTCAATTAAATTCGTTGTGCCGCGCGCAAGCGGACGATCTTGGTCATCAGTCTGTGCCGGCGTTGCAGACTCGCGAGCTTCAGCAGCGGTTGCCCCATCGCCCTTGTAGCATATGCGGTTTTCGATTAGGTAACTGCGGACCATAACTTACCCCTGTGTTCACGATTGGCACGCCCCAGCACGCCCTTGCCTAAGACAGAACGCAGATGCTGTCTGCCCTCGCGCACCATCTGGCTCACGCCGCCAAAAGGTGCAATGAAATCCACCAGCCAAAGCCTGTCGCCTGCGTTCCAATCGTCGGGCTGTATCTTGCGAGAGCCGGCCAGATAACCAGCCTCGGTTTCTTCATTAAACAAGCCCCAGGTCACAAACCCGACTGGCTGATGCTCTACTTGCCAGATTCGGAACTGCTGGAGCGCTACCGGCGGTATGACGAGTCGGTGAACGTCTTCGATTGTCCAGTTACAATGCTGATCGCTCTGGCCCATGAGCCAGGTCATCATGCCGACTGCCTCGGTGTTCTTCATTGTGTGACCACCTTGGCTGCATCAATCTCTAGCTTCTGCTGCTTGAATTGTGCGTCTTGTGCCGCCTTTTGCTGATCAAGCTGCAGTCGGGCAACCTTGACCTGGGCATCGGCAGCCGCCTGCTGTGTTTGCGCCTGTACCTTTGCAGCCTCGACCTCAACCAGTTTATCGCTTGGGCTTGGCCCTGGCTGTGGCGGCTGAATGGCCTCAAGTGTCTCTTCAAGGTCACGCGCACCAGGGAACGCCTTGGCAGCAAACAGCAACATCTGCTTGGCTTGCTCAAAGCCCACCGCACCGCTGGCAACCAACGGGCCTATCGCCTGCAGAAACTGCACGGTTGCGGTCAAAAACTCTGTGCGGCGTTGTTGTTCTATGGCTGTGTCAACAGCGGCAGACTCTTCTGTATCAACCGAAATCCGGTAGTTGCGCGTGCGCTCATCACGCATCAGCGCCACCATCTCTGGCGTGACGACAACGCTGGTGACTTTGCTCAGAACCTCTGGCTCTAGGTTTTCGACCATCAACTCAGCCTTCAGCTCCATGATCTGGTCAAGGAACTGTTCAACCAAGCGCTGCCGGTTCATCAGCCGCATAGCGCCGAACTGGCCCTTGATGCGCTGGGCCGTAGCAGTCTCGCGGCTGGCACTTGTGCCGCGCATAATGTCTGAGATGCCGGTGATTTCGTAAATCGTCTGAATGACGATCTGGCGTGATTGATAGAGCTGCCCCAGCGCCTTAATAAGATTATCAAGCGGGGCTTCCTGCATGACGTTGGCAAGACCACCGCCAGCCTGCAGCATCGCCATATTATCTACCGGGACAAACTCATTGTCACTTGCCTCTGCCAGACGCTGCAGCTCCTGGAAGCTGGCATCGTAGACGCCGCGCCTTTTCAGCGCTTCTGTTAGGCTGGCAATCCGCTGTGTGATCAGATCCAGTTCGTGAATCTGGTCCTCATAGCTAAATATCTCAGGGACAGGCAGCGAGGTGTCGGTGGTCGATATGGCGTAAAGAGGCTCCGGCATAGGCCAGAAGCCATCAAGGTTATAAGGATCGTCAAACTCGTCCAGTATCTCATCATGGTTCAGCACCACAAAAAGCTGCTTTTGGCTGCGCCTGTCCCATATTTCATAGACCTCAGCACGATCCGGCTGCTTGTCGTCATCATAGCCGCCATCATCGCCGTGATAGCTGAGCGGGATCATCTCCCCCTTTGCGCCATAGACCTCAACCAGCTCATCGCGGGTCATTAGGTGCCGGAAGCCAATCCATGAGGTGTCATCCCAGCATCGTGCCGGTGACATCACAAAATCTTGCCAGTGGACATACTCACAGCGCACTGATTGCTCAGCCACAAACTCAACCGGGTCACCAAGCATAAACGGCCCCATCGGCCCTTGCTGTACCTGGCTTTGCTCTACCTCATTGCCTTCAGCGTCCACAAAACGCTGGCCGATTTGCACTTCACCCAGTTGCCCAGGGGCAACCTCCCCCACACCCGTGATTGGCGCAACCCTGACAGGGAGAACTTCCGGGTCACCCTCAATCACCACCGGCTCGTATACCAGCCTGATGACGCCGCGCCCGACTATGAGCATGTCCTCAATAGCTCTGCGGACAGTCGCATCAAAGTTGTAGACATCAAGCTGATATTGGAGCGCCCGTTCAAGCACCGTGCTTACTGAACGGGCAACTGGATCACTGTCTCTAAAACGCCGGCTCACCTTGGGCTTTGGCGTTTTGAAGTACAGCGCTGATTTCAAAGTATCGACGTTGCTATAGAAGATGTTCATTCGCACGTCGCGCTGCATCCGCTCTGGATGATCGTCGCGATAGCGCTCGATGATATCGTGGCAACGGTTGCGCCAGTTTTCCTCAAACCGACGCGCACGCATAATCTGATGATGCCAGAACCGCGCCCGTTCTAACTTGTCGGTCGGCTCTTTTTCAAAGCTGTAGCTTTCCACTTACAATCTCCAGCCCTTGGGCTTGCTGGCATACTCAAGGCCGGCCATCATTTCTTCAATGGTCGGCTCCCGCCACGGGTCTTCATCAATCTCTGGAGCGCGCCGCTGATACGGCCGCGCCATGCAAGCATATCGAATGTCATCCGCCGCATGATCTTCTTGAGTGGTGTCAATGTCCTCGACCTTGTGCTTGTCGTGCGTGAGAACCGGCAAGGTGCGGATCGTGTCTGTGCAGTCGCTGGACACGAACATCATCGGCACACCATCATCACCAATCAGGCGTTGGCGCACCTGATCCCATCCGGCAACCCTGCTGTTGTCAGCCCTGCGGAAGCGTATCCCCATCTTTGACAAGCGCTCACCAATCGACGGGCCTCCGTCGAACTTCCAGATGCTGGGATCACCGACACTGAAATCAATCCGCTCATGCCCTTCACGGCTGCGGATGCCAGCGCCGACCTCTTCTGCAGTCATTCTCAAGCCCCGATTAGGCCCGGCAGCGCCATACCATTCTCGATATCTAATCAGCGCCCCATCAGGAAAATCAGGGTCATCATCAGCAACGGCCCACCAGCCAACACTGAACGGCGAGGCAGAACCCCAGTCAAAGCTGCGGAACTTTGTCCAATGCTCAGGGATGTCAAACGGCCTGATCACATGCAGATCGCGGTTCCAGACATCGCCAAAGAACGAGCCGACAACCAGATCCCAGTCGCCTTCACGCAACGCCCTCGCCAGCTCCTCCGGCAGCGCCGAGAAGCTAGAGGCATATGAAGGGTCAATGTATTTGTTGTCCGCCATCTTGGCCGGGATATACATCGTCACCCAGCCGCGATCCTTGGGGTCATTCGGATCACGCATGGTGTGATCGTAGAAATACTGTTCTGCCGGTGCAGGGTCGATATACAGCGCCTTTAAGTAATTGTGGCTCTGACCACCAGGGTTTGCCGTCATCACCAGCCGGGGCAAAAAGCCTTCCTGCTTGGGCTGGAAGTTGCCGAGACGCATCCTCGATTTGATGTAACCCAACTGATAAGGCGTCATCTGACCCGCCTCATCAACCAGTGCTATATGTATCTCAGTTCCCTGAATACGGTCACAATCACTGTCCCGCTCCAGATACTGGAACTGGATCGAGCTGCCATTGAAAAACTCATAGCGCTTGCGCGTCTCATTGTAGTTGCCAAGCTCTCGCGGCAGCTCACGCTTCAACGGTTGTATATGGTTGGCATCCAGCTCAGGCAGTGACCGCCTGAAAATAAACGCCTGCAAGCCTGGGTTCTCCAGACAAAAGCCAATCAGGTCATAACGCCCCGCATGGCTCTTGCCGCCACCAGCAGCGCCGCCAAACAAGATCTGCTTGGCACGACACTTGTGAAGCAACGCCTGCTTTGGCTGCGGGTCATAGTCGATCTTGATGGTTTTAGGCATCTGGGAAGATTGAACCTTCCTCATCGCCGCCACGCTGGGTGGCCGCTACAGCCCCGCCGGTCACCAATACAGGGCCGACAATGCCGTATTTCTCAAGGATTTTGACAGCCTTGTCGTCAAATATAACATAGTTACGCTCTGCGGCTTCATCAGTAACGCCAGCGCCTCTGGAGCCTGATGCACGGTATTTGATGCCTGGGATGCCGTACTTAGCTAGTAATTCTTCACCAGCATTGTCTTTGCCCCTGATAGCAGCAAAATCATTGAGGAATGAAACAACAGTTCTATTTTCGCTCAAAAGACTTGCTTTCAAATCACCTCTTGGGCTGCCGAAGTTTTCTAAATCATCAGGTGTGATTTCGTTGTCAATAAGCTCTGATATTTTTGCTTTGATGTCTGGGCTTTGACTTCCTATAGGCACGTCATAATCCAGCAGCTCGTCAGGCTTGGGAGACAGCCCGACCTTGTAGATCTTGCCGGTAGGCTCATCGACCTCAATATCAGCGGGGTCAATCCTCGCCAGCGCATCCCGCTCAGCAATAATGTCTGCAAGCAAAGTATCTTCCATCGTTGCTTGAACCGACGCGGATTCATTGGCAAACGCCTTGCGTTGCATCTCAATGTTTCGGTCTATGCCCTGCAGCAGCTCATCTTTTGCTACTTGTGCGACTTTTTCAGGGTCGTCCATAGGCCGCATCGTGACTGGACGTTCAATTTGCCGGCCTAAAGCGGCAAGCATACGATATTTTATAGGATCGGCTTCTGCCGCCGCACTGTCTTCAAACTCCGCAAAAGACTCGCCTTTGTATTTAATGCGGACGTTCCCCAGACCTCTGTCGCGGTCTACCATCGCATTACGATAGAACTTGGCTATATCCTCACTATCAGTGAAATACAGCCCATAGCCATAGGTCTGTGCGCCCTCGCCAGTGCCAATCATCTCCAGCCGGAACTCATCAAAGTCTGCGCCAGACCCATGAAACGCTATGATGCCAGGTTCAGTCTCAGTCGGCAGAACCACAGAAACAGGGTTCTCAGCAGTCGGCGGCTCAAAGTTGCCAGTCTCAAAGTAGCGTGCCTGCGCCTGTGCCAGCGCATCACCCATCTGCTGATTAGGGTCAACCTTGGCAACATCAGCCGCAACTTCACCAGCCTGGCCAGCAACCCTTGCAGCCCTCGGTGCCTTTAAAGTGGTGCCTATAAGCGCAAGGGGCGGGATAATCGTACCGCCAGCCATCATCACATCGCCGGCACCGCCTAACGTCTGCAAGCCAGCATCGAGGTAGTTGCCAGCAGCTATGTTCTCGCCAAAGCTGGGCAAGAACTCGCCTGGCTGTGCCGGATCAGGAGCAAAGCCCATGATGTCAGTCACGCCAGCCCCAGGCGCAAACAAACTAGCAGTCGCACCCGTCGCATAAGCCGGCATCGCCATGTCGCTGAACCGCGTAGGCTCAGCCATGTCCTGCATCGACGGCCTAATGCGACCAGAGAAAAACCTGCTGTCGCTAAACGGGTCTTCCCGCGCATCCGACATCAATCGCTGCGCCATCATGCGACGCGCAAAGCCCTGTGGCCGCTCTGCCATTACTGCGCCGCCCTACCGAAATGCCGCTCCATAAACTGCAAAGCGGCAGCGCTGTTCACAAAACCAGGTTCGCAAAAAGCCTCCGGCGCACTCCACTCATCCCTGGTGGGCCGAGAACGCATCATCTTGCGATACTCAGCAACATTGTCAGCACGCCAGACCCAGCCGACAGCACGCATCAGGCAATACTGATCGTTTGTGATCCCCAGATGTGACAAACGACCCAAAGAGTTGACCCACACGCTCTGTAGGGGCATCTCACCGCACAGAGAAACAATCTCATCAATACTCTGCTGCGTGCAGTAACGCCTGTCCCTCAACAGCATGGATGCACCAGCGCCGTCTAAAAACGCCTGCCTGCCACTGCCGTCAAAGGGCGCAAGGTCAATAATGCGAGGGCCAGTGTGCAACCTGAGAAACCTGTTTTTTATGGAAGCGCGGGTGTTCATATAACGCATACGTCGCCGCGCAAGCCGGCCCGGCGGGGTCAGGCCCAGGGGGCCATCGTGGCAGAAATGCCTCGTAAGCAGGAGGTCGTCTACGCTGTAACGCAGGCCCAGCAAGGGTTTGCGCTAGTCAATAGACTCTATCCGTACCGGTTCCGTACCTTTTGCGTCCCGCTCGATGTTGATCTGGACATTTACAGCGCCGCCTTTTGCATTGTCGCTGCCAAAGCTATCCCTTTGAGTTCGTTCAAGATACCAGCTATCTGCACGCCAGTCGCGCTCTCCAGCCTGTCCGATTCTCCGCACCCTGAGAGCCACAGCGGCGCTTTCTGCGGCGCGTACCTCAGCGCCAAATCCATCGTCTTCATTAATCCAGCGTAGCAGCGTGCTTTCGCCAATGCCCACGCTCTGTGCCGCGTGTTTCCTTGGCACTCCATCTCTAAGCAGCTCTAAGGCTGCACTACGCTTGTCTGCCTGATCGACAACGAAGGCTGATGGTTGCGCTACTGCAACCGGTTGCGGTTGCGTCTCAGGTTGCATGGTTGCACTTGGTTGCAGCGCTTGGTTGCGCTTGAACCGCTCACGCCTGACGGCCATTGTCCGGTCTTTGCCTTTCAGCCATCCCTCTCGCTTGCAGCGCTTCTGTATGGCCTGGCGCGTGATCTCGTAGTCCTTGGCAACGCTTGTAAAGCCTTCTCCAGCTTCAATGCGTGCTTGTATGGCCTGCCAATCGACTTGGGCCGGCTGATACTTCCTCATCGTCTATCTCGCTGTGTGGCCCTGGGCATGGACAGGTTGCATAATGCTGGTTGCATTTAGGGCAAATGAGTTCGCCGCACATTTCACAAGGCTTGCAATCTGCAGCGAATACGATGCCTTCATCAATATCATGGGCCATCTTATCGAAACGATACCAGATTTAGAGACACTTGCAACCACCTTGTCGAAAAAGATCAATCGAGCTTGTAGTGTAGCTCAATCAGAGCGTGCCGATAGTTGCGCTTGACGATACGCGGATCGTGCAACCCTAGCATGATCGCCAGCTTCTTCCATGCTGGCCCTCGGGCTCTAAATGCAGCGCTGTGCGCTACAGCCCAGACCAAACGACGGTCGTCTTCTGGCATGATGCTTGTGAGGCGCATGGCCTCATCGAAGTCACTGATCTGCTTTGAGGTCGGGTGCAGCCTGGTTGGCCCTAATTGCGTCCACCCATAGCCATGCCAGTCCAGCGGGTAGTCTGGCCATGAGCTGAGCTTTTGCTTGCGGGTTGCCGGCGGCAACCTTCTGTCAGTCTCTGCTGCCTGGAGAAACAGGTCGTGAAGCTGTTCTACGTTCATAGAAGTGCGTCTCCCACTGATCTACAAATTTCCGCTGTTGAAAGGGGCCGAGTTGCCAGTAACCGTGCATAAGATCTTTGTAGCGCTCTAGGCTCATCTCCAGGCGCAGTTTGGTAAAGACATGCTTGCGGCGTTCATTGAACTCGTCGCGCTCTCTGCGCTCGATGGCCTGCCTGTAAGGGTGTTTCGCCCTTTTCGCTACGCGGCCTATAAGTTGTTGAACTCGTTGCCTTTGCAATTTTTCACTTGACGGATTTTCGGGCCTCGATAAAATCATGGCTTAAGCAATCTCCTCGCTTACGCGCTCTCGATAGCGCTTTTTTAATCAAGATTTTTGGTTCTTGGATGGCTTTTGAGATGGCCTTTGGTTAGGGTCATTAACAACGCCATATATAGCTGTGGGGCGGGTTTGCGTTCCGAATCGGGCTTCATATGGTTCTCTCCGGGAAGACGGGCGCGAACTCCATTTCGCTGCACTCTGCAGTCCAGAATTGCGCTTGATTATCTTTGACTTGCTCCCGAACAAAACTGATCACTTGATCGAATGGCGGACAGCTATCGACAACCGCTGTGGTGCCGACAAACTCTCCGCTTGGCATGACAAAGCCGATAATCAGCACATAGAGTTTCATCATGCGGCCCTCACGATCTGCAGTCGCGGCACAAGCTGGTCGGCCAGTTCCTCTCTAAGATAGTCCAGTGTCAGTGTCCCAGGCTGTCCCTGTAGGTACTCAGGCAGCATGAGATGCTTGCTGTCGATGCTGGGAAAATGCCTGGACTGATGTCGGCGCACTGGCACGCCGTACAGCTCCGCTATGTAGAACAGGCCGCGTCCATCTGCGATAAGCCGGCTGATCTCACGATCTGCATCTGCCAGTGCCTCATCCCTGGTCATCCGGTACACTCGCCGCCATCTGCCTGACAAAAAAATCCTTCAATGTCGAAAACAAAATCACCCTGCCGGTCTAGGTTGTTTTTGATGTCTTGATAAGACACACCGTCGTACCGGAACGTATGCCCAAACTCTGCTTCCAGGTCTGCCCACCACTGCATCCTGTCAGGGTGATCGCGCCACATCTCAGCCAGTTTCAATTCGCTTTTGAGAAAGCACCCATCACAGTTAGATTGTGGGGTGATGCCGTTGATAAGGGGCAGATTTAGATCAAACGCTAGCTCCTGTTTTAGCCAGAAATCAGCGATGTCTAATTTTGACACACCAGCATTGACCAATGGAAACCAGTTGTCCCACCTGCCATCATTACTATTTTTGACACGCCGGCTTTCATCAATGCGGATGCCAATGGTGTTCGTCCAATGCTCCCAGCCCTGACTGACCAAAAATCTTTTGATGGTTTTGACCTTTAGTTGCTGCGTGCATTTTCTACGCAAAGTGTTGGGTATGTACCTCTCAGATCGGATCAAAGCCTCTAACGGCTCACCATGACGGCTGGCACAGTTATGATTTACAATGTCAAACTTTGGCATATCTAACTTGTATTCAAGCCAGATTATAGGCACCGACCACCTGTCAGAACACTCTTGCACAAAGTCTAGAGTTTGCGGCATCTCCCTGCCTGTATTTGCAAAAACCACCTTCACCCTGTCAGGCAGATCACCGTTGGCGCAGAGAATTTCGTGCAACATGAAAGCACTTGTCCTGCCGCCACTGAATGAGATCAGGACGTTGCCATTTGGTAGCTCATACGGATCAGTCATTATCTTCATCTTCCGGCAGCTCTACATAGCCCCGGCCCTCACATACAGGACATTGGCCGTGACCGGTGGTCAGATCACCGCCACGCATATAATCCGGCACAGCAATCTCGACCTCGCACTCGCCCTGAGCATCGCAGTGTTCGCACTCCAGCACCTCACGCCACTCCCCTGGCACCGTCGAGATGCGGATCTTCCGCGCCAGCATGGTGCTGAAGCCCCTAGCCATCCTGGCCCCGCAGCAGAAGGCAGAAGTCATCCAGGTCAAGCACCACCAGCTCAGGCTTGCGGTCAGCCTTTAGCACCAGCGCGTCAGCGCCTTCCATCCAGTCATAAATTTGCTTGAAGCCGTTGGCGCGGCATTTGACCTCTAGCTCCCACTGGTCAACAGGCAGCGGGTCACCTTTGCGAATCACCAGGTCGTTCTTGATGGCGGCACCGCCTGACAGCGGAACGCGATAGCAGTCCAGGCCGTTGGCTTCCAGCTTCTTACGGATGCTGTTCTCGGCCCTGTAGCCCTTATCGCGTGACGCCTTACCCATCGGCCTGCATCGGGAAGAAGTCGTTAGGTGTGACCTTCCCGCCAGTCAGGTTGATGATGCGCTGCATGTAATCAGGATTTGGCACAGACCGCCTCGGATCATCGAGGGGGTGGCACCAGCGCGTGACAGTGATGGTCTGTGGCACACCAAGCTGACGCGCCAGCAGCGATTTCGACCAACCCTGTTCATTTCGCCAATCATCTAAAGTCATGCACAGGACATTAACGTGCTTGACGTTCAGTGACAAGGTAGCTTATTGATGAATTAGCTTATCATTCAGCGACAGGGCAATTACAATGATTTCTATGCCAAACAACCTGAATCAGATGATCCGTCGGGCGAATATGACAAAGCGGGAGGTCGCCGCCCTCAAAGGCATCACGCCTGAAAATTTGTCACGTCAGGTCAACGGACACACCAACATTACGCTGCAGGATGCAGAGCATTACGCGAAGATTCTAGACTGCACACCTCAAGACGTGCTGTTTGCGTTGCCGCCTGTTCCTATTATCGGTTATTCCAAAATCGTGCGCTGCAGTCCAAACGAGGAAGGAACTTGCCCACCGTCTGGCGTCCGCATTGAACACGAAATCAGCGCCGGCAAAACTATGGGCAAGGTTTATATGCAAACATACATGCAAACAGATACAGCCGCTGTGATTTGGTCCGCTGAACCAGGCTACTCTGGGTTGTGGGAAGAATGGAAAAACGCCGTTGAATATATTGAGCGAGAGCCAATAGAAAAGGGATTTGTTTCTGAGGCATCTATCCAGCATGAAGCCTATGTTTTGCTAGAAAACCCTATCGTTATCGATGGCGTCGAAACCAAATTAACAAACGGAATTATTTATCCCGAACCCGGTGGACTTTACACGATACATAACAATAACACTGACAGACAGCACAGGGGTCAAAAGCTGGTCTGGGCTTCTGCGTCTCTTTCAGTTTCATTCCGGCCTAAACTGCGCGGTATGCAAATAGTTTTTGATAAATAAAATAAAATAGCTTGTCGATTTACGACAAGGCGTGATAAACCTCAAGACAAGGTGATTGTCTTGGGGTTTTTCTATGTCCTTCCCATTTGCGCCCACTTGGGCCACTGAAAAGCATTATTTTCATCATTCCAACCCGGAATCCCGCCCTCTTTGCAAGACGTTTTACGATAAATGTGTGGTTCGCCCACTTCTCGACCGCTGCTGGAAGATCGTTAAGGACGAGCTGGTAGGCGACAAAGAATATGCCAGACAGATCATAAAAATATTTAGAGACGACAACGCCAACATGGCGGCTGGTCGAATCACGCAGGACATTAACAACAAGCACCTTGTCGATGACATGACGTTTGATGAAGCCTTGCGTCACGGCATTGCTGCAATGGATGAGTATCAACCGCGTGAATGGGATCACGGCAAAGATGCTGACAAGGCGGCAATCAACCGTGATGAGCTGGCAGATGTAGCGCAGCACGCTGTTGAGGGCGTGATGGCAGCGCACCGTGAGCTGGGGCTAAACCGTATCACCGGCGAGAGCGAGGTGCTGACGCGCCTGCCAGGGCTTGAGCTGCCCTACAGCGGGTTCCCAGACTTTAGTGGCCAGGTCGAGTTGAAGACCAAGTGGTCGCGGTTTAGCGCGAAAGCCAAGTCAGGTAAGTCTGCCGCCAGCCTGCCACAACAGCCAGACTGGTCGCACGTCTGCCAGGTCGCCGGCTACTGGTCTGCCACCGGCAAGCCGCAGCTCATCGTCTACGCCAATGCCAAGGGCCACCGCGTCTTTAGCGCCGCCAACTGCGACCGCCTCACCACCGAGGGTATGCAGGCCGCGCTGAACCAGATCACTGCGAAATGCCAGGTGCGTGAAAACCTTCTTAAAAAGGCAGATTCCGTTGAGGAGCTGCTGACGCTGGTCGAGCCAGATTTCGGCCATTTCTGGGCTTGGGATGTCCGTCCTGAAGTCCTCAAACAAGCAAAAACAGCATGGGGATTGCGATGAGTAGAAACCTTATTTGGCTTCACGTTGATGAAGCTGGCCGTCCTTTGCGTCCATACAGCCGTCTGCGTGAGTTCCTGCGAATTATGGGCGTCGTGGTTGGCTGTCTTTTTGTCCTGTTTTGCCTTTGGTGCTTTGTCGTCCTTCTTTCGTTGTTGGGGGGCTGAGATGGTGCAGCAGGATTTGCTTGAATGGCCTGGTCGCGCCGGCCCTAACGTCCACAAGGACGCCAGAGACACTGAGATCGAGGCTGCTGAATTTGTGGCCCCGAAAGTCACCGGCCTGCGGCTGAAGGCTCTCACAGCCCTCAGAGACGCGCCGGCAGGGCTGACCGGCAGTCAAGTGGCCCAGAAAATGGGCGCTTGGATCTACAGCGTGAAGCCTCGCCTGACAGAGCTTGACCGCATGAGGCTGGTCGAAGACAGCCAACGCCGTGAAAAGAACGACCGTGGCCGCAAAGAAGTCGTCTGGCAGATCACAGCAGCCGGTCGTGAGTTCTTGGAGACACTGGATGACTGAAAACAGCAAAATCAACACATCCATAGCTAGTGCAATGGGCCAGGTGCAAAAGCTGTCCAAAGATGATCGCAACGCTCATGGCAACTATAGCTTTGCTTCAATCGACAAATTTCTTGATGCGTGCCGGCCGATCTTGGCGGCGCACGGCTTACACCCAAACATTGACGGCGTAGCCTCCGACACATTCATGGCCGGCAGCAATAAGCTCTGGGGCAAATTCAGCTACCGTATTTCCATGCACCATGAGTCGGGTGAAAGCACTGCGCCATCCGGCATGGATGTCATGCTGCCTTTGACCGGGGCGCAAACCAGCGGCTCCGCACAGAGTTATGCGCTGAAGCAATATCTGCGTGGCTTGTTGCTGATATCAACTGGCGAAAAGGATGACCCAGATTTCAGTCAGCCTGCACCGAGTGACGGCGTCATGGCCGCAGTGCCAGAAGTAAGCACAAAAACGCCTGAAGATTTAGAGGCCGAGGTCAAAAGCAAAAAGACGTTGGTGTCCTTAAACCAATGGAATCAAGACAACGCGACAGAAATAACGCGGCTACAGAAAGAAAATCCTGACGCCTTTCAGCGTCTCTACAGTGTGTGGCAAGAAAAAGAGAAGGAGATTCAAAATGGCGGCACCTGACTTCAAAAACGGCAAGCTGCAGCTTGTGAGCGGGTTCAGTGTATCTGATCGCGTTAGCATGAGCTGCTGGCTGAACATCACCGATCCTGCGCTACTAGATGCCGTGATGGCGCATTACCATTCGACTGGCCAGCGCCCTGGCTTTTCTATGCAGAAAAAGGTCAACGACCGTTACGAGGACGTTACCAAGGCCAAGATGTTTAATGACGTTCTTGACCCGTATAGCCAACAGCAGCAGCCGCAACAGCAACCAGCGCCGCAGGGCTTCCCGGCACAACAGCCAGCGCCACAGCAGCCAGCCCAAGGCTTCCAGCAGCCGCAGGGCGGCTTCAGCTATCAGCAGGCCAAGAATGGCTAGGCAGGCTTTGTTGCCCCTGAGTGAGGCGTGCGTGTTGCTTCTTGGTCAATACAACGACAATGAGCGTCGCAGAGTGAAGCGCTGGATCGAGCAAGGCATCATCCAGGCAGTGCAGGATGGCGCAAAGTTCTACATCCCGCGTGCAGAAATCAATCGACTAGCAGGAGGACATCATGGGCAGGAAGTGGACGCCAGAACAGCGTGCGCGTCAGAGTGAGGCCATCAAGGCTTACTGGCGCAAAAAGAAAACGCCGCCAACATTGTGGCAGCGATTCTTGAATCTTGTAGTTGGGGCGCAGTAGCGCCCCTTCTTATTTGCCCCAGATCGCTTCAGCCATGTTGTTCTTCACCTTGGCCTTCTTCTCAGCGTTCTTCACATAATGGCCGTACTGGCGCATTGTAAACGCCTCATCCTCATGCCCCATCTGCCTGGACACTTCAGGCCAGTCTTCACCCAGCTTGCTGAGCTGCGTTGAAGCGAAGAAGTGGCGCATATCGCCCCACAGCATCCGCTCAATGCCGGCGCGATCCGATGCGCGATCCATAAGTGCAGACAGTGTTTTGTATTGCTTAGGGAAGCCAGCAGCGGTGGCGAACACAAAGTCTGTCGGACGACTGTGGCGTGACTGCAGTCTCCACTCGCGTGCAAGCTGCAAGGCATTTGGCTCGATGTCGATGGTGCGGTAGCCAGCCTTGGTCTTGGGGGGGCCGATTTTGCCGTCCTTCTTGACCGCACGCTCAATTCGGACTTCCTCTGCATCAAAGTCGATGTCCTGCCACTGCAAGCCGCGCAGTTCACCCTGGCGCATCCCGGTAGCCAGAGCGACCGCAACCATCGCACGGCTGACCAGAGTCTCACCGACAAAGCCGTCACGCATCAGGCACCGAATGGTTTCTGTCTGGATGCGCGGCGCACGGTTCTGCCGGGCGCTAGTGCCGGTCAGCTCCATCTTGTCCATTGGGTTCAACGTGACCCAACCCTTGCCCCAGCAGTAATTGAGGAACTGCTTGAGTGCCTTGACGCGGTGCTGCTGGGTCGATGCGCTTTTGCCTTCAGTCTGCACAGCGCGGAGTATCGCAAGTCGGACACGCTCAAACGTATCGCGAGTGATGAGCTTGCCCAGGTCGTGCTTGGCAATGGGCTTGCCGTCAATCTTGATGGCCAGACCAATGGCTAGGTTGTGCGCCGTTTCAGCATGAGTGGTGGATTGGATCTCGCCCACCTCAGCTCGGCCTTTGACAAATGCTAGGAAGTCATCGGCAGCTTCTTGGCCGATGGTGACCGGATCAGCTTTGACGACCAGGCCGCGCTTGTGATCTGACCAAAGGTGATTCGCAGCCTGGCCAGCTTCTTCTTCTGTCCAGAACTGCATCCCCTCTGGCACATACTTTTGAGACAGGCCAATCTTGCGTGCGTCGATGAACCAGGTGCCTGCGTCCTTGCGTTGGCGAACCGGCAAAAGCCACTTTGTTTTAGCCATCAAAACCTCCCTTTTCGGCGGGGCCGTTAGGCCACCACCTTTGGTCTGTTGATGACAGTTTGCTTGGCACCCTTGTAAAGAGCGTGTTCTTTGACAGTGCCTTTGATTTTGAAAATATCGCCTTGCTTGCCGAGGCAAGCCGAGCCTTTGTAGGCAATCACATTGTTGTCGCCATCACGCATGACATTTATCCATGTCGTGCCGTAGTAGCCATCAAAACCCATGACAAAGACAAGCGTGGCGTCAAACTCGATGCGGTCACCGATTGCCCCAACATAGTCACTAGCAGCGTCTGCACGCAGGCGCTCGATTTGGCGCAAGCCGTGACGGACAGAGTGCTTCATGTCTCGCAACTGCTGCACCTCAAAATTTACCAGTGCGCGAGTAGCGTTTACTTTCATCTTATTGTGATACCGGCGGCGCTGGGAAGCGGCCTGCTTTTCGTTGTACAGCCGGAACGAAAGAACCTTGTCGCCCTGACACTGAAAGCAGCGACCGCTTTCGTTGTGTGCGAAATACTCAAGGTAACCGGTGCCATTGCACTTGAAACATTCCTCGCGACCGTAGCGCTTGTCGCCGTCCCAATAAGCGCTGCCGGTGTAAGGCGTGTCCGACGCGAAACGGAAAAAGGTCATTGCAGTCATCTCCAGATCTCCCTGTGTTTCTTACCGTGTAAATATAATGCCCTTATCGCTCAACGACAAGCATCAAACACAAAAAAGGTACGGTTTTCGGTACGGTCACCAAAAAAACAGCCGCCAAGGCGCAGGCCCAGACGGCTATTTATTCAACGATTACAGGGGGAAGGGTATGGTGGAGCCAGACGGGATCGAACCGACGACCTCCTGCTTGCAAAGCCTCTTAAACCTGTAGCTAGTTCGTTGAAATCCGTGAAAAACCGCCGTTTTTGCTATCAACGTGGGTAGCACAGTGAGCCAGCATACGCCAGAAAAAGGTACGGTTAGGTACGGTCAGGCTTTCTTTGCCTTCTTCTTCGCGCCGCCCTTTAGCAGATCCGCATCTGCCTTACGCGCCCCGCCTTTGCCACTGACAAAACTATTTACACGGCCTCGCGACCAGCTCGTCATGTTAGTGCCTGGTCTACTGCCGCTGGACAAAAAGGCTGCCTTGCCGCGCTGCAGAACCTTGCGAAGAGTTGAGACGCTGAACCGGCTTTCGGCTGCCTTCTTCCGCAGGAAAGCCTCGTCAGAACTACCGCCGCCGCGTTTTTTTGCGGGTCTTTTTTTTGCCTTGGTTGCCACGAGCTTCATTCACCTTTTTCAGATCAATTTTTTCACCACGTCGATAGGCGGCTGCAGTGCGCTTAATCTCTGCAGCCTGCTTCGACGGACTACGCGCCCCTCGAACATACTTGGACGGTAGCCCCGTCTTTTTGTCCTTGGGAACGCGCTTGAACTTACGCCGGGGCATCTAGTAGCTCATGCGCCCCATGCGACCGCCTCGACGCATTGCCGGCTTCTTCTTCTTTGCTGCCGCACGCCTTGGCTTGCGCTTGGGCATAACTTTTTTCATTTTCATCATTCCAGGCATGTCAACCTCACTTACCATGTTTACGCATCGCCGCTCGATGCGATTCTTTGAATGTTTTTCCGGCACGCATTAAACGTCTCATTTCGGCCATATGCTTGGCAGTGTGATGCACCTTGTGCCGTTTCAATGCCGCCTCTTGGCGTGCCGTGAGCTTTTTCATCTTCATCAGCAATCCCACTTTCTCAGCGCCTTGTTGATTCGACTATTGGGATCACGCGCCGTCTTTTTACTGGTCAGCTTCTTCTTCATGCCCAGCATCCTGGCGCAGAAGGACTTGCGACGAGCTGCAGCCTTGGGACTGCGCTTCGCCTGCTTTCTTGAAACGGGTGCCTTAAGGTTCATGCCCTGGCGGCGTGCAGATGCCCTGCCCTTGCGGTTCAGGCCACCAGATGGAGACTTGCCAGCCGACCGCTGCCAAGTGGGCGTCCTAGCCATCTGCGACGGCTCTGATCCGGTCGCTGATGCGATAGGCGCGGTGCGGTGTTTGCTCTTTGGCCCACCGGCTGTCGAGGATTTCGTCAGCTAATGCCGACCAGTTGCCTTCGTTGGCGTAAGCGATAGATCGTTTGAATTTGCTTAAAGACGGGCGTCCTAATTGAAAGGCCATATTTGCCAGGCACAACTTTATTTCTTCCGGCATATTGTCAAAGTCTTTGAAGATCATGCGGCAGTCGTCAATCGTTACCGCAATGTCACTTTCGAACGCTTCATTGATTCGGTCGTCGCTGACCTCTGTGCCGACTGGCAACGGCCACTCAGGATCATCAAGAGTCACGAGATGGCCGACCCCCAAAGTTTTATGCCCCAGTGAGCATAAATACAAAGAGTTTACGCGGCCCTCATCGCTGGCAATTTGTTCGCGTAGCAACTCAATATTCATGTGCGCCTCGTCTTCTTCTTTTTTTTCTTTTTGTTGAGAGCCGTGAAGTCAGCGCGAGTGATTTTGTTACGCGGCTTGGCAGCGGCAGCTAGGCGCTTCTGCTTTGGCGAATACTTTGAAAACGGCATTACTTGGCAATCCCTTTTGTTTTCTCAAAGGTACGCAGAGATCCTAGCCCCAACATGCCCATAAGCACGGTGAGCAAAGACGACATATCGAAGGTCGGTAACTCAGGGATAGTCACGCCGATGTAAGCGCACACAAACATGGTCAGGGGCGCTAAGACGAAATGCCAAGCCAATGCAATCCCGCACGTCCAGCCCACAAAAGGACGCCAGCCAGCTACAAAGATGCTGCGGTGCTGTGCCTCTGCTTTATTGATTTCAAGCTGCCCTTTAGCCAGCTCCTGAGCGTGGTTCTGTGCCATCGTGGCGACCTCATGCGCCAGCCGCGCCTTCTGGTCTTTGTCCTCAATGAACTTGTCCAGCAGGCCAGTCACCGGCCCAATCAACGCTTGGATCACTTTTTATCTCCCATTTGAGTGAACCCCATATAAGCGCCCACCACCCCGCTGAGTGAGAGATACAGCAATGGGCTAATCTCACTTAGTAGCTTGATGCGGCTGTCGGGTATGAACGGCATGAACAGCAGGATGGTGTAGACGCCCATGCCTATAAGCGCGAATCTGGCAAGCCGGAGCTGCGCCAGGTGCTTGCGGCTCTTGTCTTCTGTTTCTCGGATTTCGCGTGCGCGTTCTATCTCTGCGTCGGATACGATGCCATCGTTGTCCAGGTCATAGCGCTCGAACTCGCTAGACCTCTCTAGCTTTTTCTGGGCCACTAGGGTGCGCTGCTTCCCATGAGCATTTCTGCCAATAATTGGTTGGGGTCTTGAGCTGATAAAGCCGGCACCGCAGCCCTTGTTCCACGGCCTAAAGTGCTGACAGCGCCCCGCGCAAGAGGGACGCCAGGCCGGGTGTATGCGCCTGGGATCAGAGTCGTTGCTGCGAGGGTGCTTGGCTCCAGCGTCTGCAGCCCCATGCCACCCGCGCCACCAGTTACAATTTGACGTGCAACTTGACGCTGTGACGTGCCACTGTCAGGCACGACGCCGCCAATGACATCCTGAGCATCCTGCGCCAGCCGCTGCATACGAGCCTCGCCTGCACTAAACTTTGACTGTCGTTTTGTATTGTCTCCCTTGGCCGCAGATTGCAACAGATCACCAGGCGTGAAGCCTTCAACTGTCTTGCGCCGCAGTTCTGCATTTCTGACGATTTCAAACTGACCATAAGCCTGGTCGATTTTGTTAAGACGCGGTGCAAGTTTTGGGTTTTCACGGCTGATCGCGGCGTTCAATACGCTACGCAAATCCTCTAGCGCATCAGCTTTTCGCAACGCCTCTTCTGATCCATCGCGATTCAGACGACTGATGAATCTACGCAAACTCGACTGAGCAAGTTTGAGGCTTTTGCCCGAAAGCTCACCCTCTGGGTTGATGCGATTGATGATGTCCTTGAAAGCACGATTGTCTACATATGCTTTCACGTCTGGGTCTACGCCTTTGGTCACCGTTATTAATTCATCGAGCAAACCAGAGGTGTCTTTGACAGTCATTTTGCCAAGGGTGCGGTTGTAATTGGCGGTCAAAGCGCGTTGGCCAAAACCTATGAGAGATTTACCCTCTAAACCTTTCGGTATCTTGATGCCCAAGGGCGCTAAAGCCTCAGTCACAGCAGCTCGATTGAATCCAACTTGTGCGCGGTCCAACGCGCCTCGCACTGCATCACCGACGATGAACACATTATCGGCAACACCTTCTTCAAGACGCTTCAGTCCGCGACCAATCACACCGCTTTCTCCGACCGCTTGGCCTGGCGTCAGCGGGATTCCCTTTGCTAAAAGTTCTTTTGCTTTTGACGTGACGCGAGGGGCAACTTTGTCCACGACCGGCCCAGCAACGCCGCTGATAACCGCGCTCGTGGCCGCGTCGTCAAGTCGCTCAATCGGATTGCCTTCCGCTGCGCCAAAGCCATAAATCCCGCCCTGCGCCGCTGATGTTGTGCCAACTCGGGCAGCGCGTTGCCCACCAGAGCCAAGCCCCGCAGCACGAGCAAGCTGCGTAACTCTGCCGGCTGTAGCGGTTTGCCCAACGCCGGGAATAAAATTAGCTGCAATTGTTGGCAGTATTGCTGCTGCGATCTCCGTCCCAAAAGCTGCGCCTGGGTTGCGCTTTCTGAAATCGTCAATTTTGCCGCGCACTTCCTTTACGGTTTCTGCGTAAGTTTTGTTGCTGTCCAGCGCAGCCCGAACCACCGCCTCTATCTCATCAGCGAAACCGAACGTAAGTCCTTGTGCGCCGGCACGGCTGAAATCAGCCACGACATCACCAGTAGTGCGTTCGACTGTCGGTGCAGTTTTTGATTCTCTTGGTAATGGCATTTATCCCTCGTAAATTTCAAAGGTTCCAAGCAGGCCGTTGAAGTACAAATCGCCGTTTTTCAACTCGCCGTCGAGGACCGCTTTGTCAAACTCTGCATCCGTCATGTACGCTTTCAATGCAGGCGCTACATTTTGGTCTGCATATTCAGCAAAACCTATAAGGCTATTATTTTCTGAGCCGTAAGTTTCCATAGCCTTTAAAAGCTCTGCCCGGCGTGATACCAAAGCCTGCATAGATTTCACCAACGCTTTGTTCGCTTCAGGCGTGTTGCCCATGTTGGCTGTGGCGCTTGAGAAAAGACGCGCCTCAAAGTCTGACGTTGCGCCCGATCCCGCCACTCTCATGCGTGGAATAATGTAGTTAAATGCCGCTGTCAGAACCTGTTGGTTGTTTAAGTCGCGGATTTGTTCGTCGTTTAGGAATCCCAGCTCCTTACCTAAATTACGAATAGGCATTGTTAGATTAGTGACTGGGCCTGTCTCAGTGCCAGCCTCAAGCAAGCGGTCTGCAATGTTGAGCCGTGTAATGAGATCGGCTTCACCCGCCACTTGTTCCCGCAAGTCGGTAATTGTTTTGACAGCAGCCTCAGCCTCTTTCGTTGCAAATGTCTGTGCTTGCTCATTTGCGATATTGATAGAAGGGGTTACTGAAACGCTTGTTCCAGCCCCCGGACGCTCAATAAAGCCTTTATCGAGTAATGCCTGCGCCTTGGTTTGAGCCGCTGGGTCGGTGGTAAGGATGGATTGAACATCGCTAGGATCGTTAGGGTTCACAAAGTTTAAAACGTCTACTTTAGGCGCGGCTTTCGGTTGCACAAGATTGCTCAGCGTCGTTGTTTGACGTTGAGTGACCGGATTGGTCACAGTTGTTTCAATCGCCTTCAATCCGTTCTGGTCAACGATCTGGGATGTTGTTGTCGGCTGTAGCGAGGCAGTCATCAAAGCCTGTTCTGCAGCGCCTGGGTTAGCTGCAAACAAAGCTGCCATGCCTGGCGTCAGGTTCTGCGGCAGCGCAGCCTGCAGTGCCTCTGTGGCCTGCGCCTCACGCTGCGCCTGACCTTCAAGCGCATTGCGCTGGAGGTATGCCCCAACGAGTGCGCTAGATAGCCTGCCAAGCCCTTGCAGAGGCGTCCTGACAGGCGCTGTGCTGGCACCCTGACCCATGAGCTGCTGGCCGAGGATGCGACGCGGGTCAGATTGAAAAGCAGGGTTCAGTCGTTGGAACTGAAACGTAGGCATTGCGCGGGGGCGAAGAACCATTTTCTACCTCAGTAAGTAAGCTGCGCCGAGATTGCCGGCGAGACCAAATAAACCGCCAAGATTTGCGGAACGGTTGGCCATAGCCTGGTTGTAGGCGTTTTGCTGTGCGGCTTGCTGTGCGCCAAACGCGCCCAAAACATCCACAGAGCCTGGTGCAAAGAAGCTGGCCTGCTGCACCTGTGGGCCGCCAAGCAAGGCTGCAAGCTCATTGAAGCCTTGACCGCGCAGTGCCTGTCTCTCGGCAATCTGGCGCTGCCGGCTTTGGTTTGCAATTTGATTGCTCAGAAGCTGATCAGCGACCTGCTGCTGCCGAGCTGCGTTTGCAAGCTGGGTGTTAGCTGCGGCTTGACTGAACGCCTGACCCTGCCGCGCTAGACCAAACTCACCAGTGGCTGCCTGTTCGCCAAACTGCTGCGCCCTGATGTTGCGTGCCTGGTTGACTAGGCGGTCGGACTCTTGACCAGCAGCCAGTGTGGCCTGCTGTGCTAGGCGCTGAAGTTGCTCATTCTGCTGTGTTTCAAGGCGGTTGATCGAATCATCGTAAGCCTCAGACGTGATAGGGATACCACGGTCTGCTAGGTTTTGCTCAAGCGTGTTTCGTTGTCGTGTAAACTCTGGCTGCAACAAGCCGAGCTGCCTGTTGAACAGCGTCTGCTCGATGTTGGTACGAAAGCCTTCTGGATCGCTTGTGAGGGCTGTCAGACCGCTTGTGTCAAGCGCGGAAGGTAGCGCTGCATCACTGCTGATATTTTGCTGAAACGCCTGCAAACCAGCGGTTGGATCTGTCTCCTGTGCGGCCGTGATGCCAGACAAGGTGGGCGAGGTGCGGAACGGATTTTGAAAGTCTGGGTCATCGGCAAAGATGGGTGAGCCATCTGGGTTTTGACCAACGACAGTCTGTCCGGTTACTCGCTCAAACGCCAGATTGCCAAGACCCAGGCCAGTGCCTTCTGTAGCCGCACGCATCTGTGTCTGAAATGGCGTCTCTTGCGTAAATGCCGCAGACTGAAAATCGCTGTCTTCCGGCGCTTGTCCCTGCACAAACTGCCCCTGGTCACCGACATAGCCGAACAGCAGATTGCCGTAGGGTGTAAACTGTGTGATCCGATTAGCGTCGGCTTGCGCTGAAATTAGCGCATTAGGATCAGGCGCTGGCGGTGGTGAAGGTGCCGATTTGCCCATCTTTTACTCCGATCCATTTACATTCTTTGCGTAACATTCCAAAAAGCACAGCATCGTGCTTGCCAAACATCTGCCTCAGCCGGCCCTCTTCCACAAAGCCGAGCTGCTTGTTCATCTTCATTGCCTTAGCGTTACCCTCGCTGCACGTCACCAGCAGCCGGTTTGCACCTACCTGGATGAAGGGATATGCAAAGAGGCCGTACAGGACAGACCGAGTTGCCCAGTGCGGGGAGGAAGCCGCAATCGACGCCTCGATCTGCCCGTCTCTTAAATCGTGATAGACGCAGGCCGCAATGATCTCTCCGTCGCGCTGCACGCCGATAGATGCACTAGGCCCAAACCCCTCGATGCCGATCCTAGAAGCTGCCCACTGCTTTAGGTAATCGTCGGCACCAAAGATCATGCGGTTCAATTCTGGCTCTCCTTGATGGCTTCCAGCACGTCATAGACATTAGGTGGCGGTGGCTGGTCAGGATTCCACTGACACAGATACTCACGCGGCTTCCACTCACCGTAGTCAAAAAACAGGGTTTCCTGACTGTGATGCGCCCCTCTGTAGACGCAAGCCTCTTGCCGCTTGTCGATCTTCATGCATTTGACTAAGCGGCAGACGGTCATGTCGTTGGCCCAATCATTTGCCTGGGCGGTGTGCGCTTTCAGCAGCAGCACGAAGCCTGTCAGCGTGGCCAAACCAGCACCGATCACAACAGTCCAAGCGACATACTCAATGATTTTCTGCCGGCGTTGTTGAGCAGCGTAGATTGCTTCCTGACGCTGCTTCCTGATTTTGCCCTCAAGGGCGATCAGCTCATTCCACGCTGCCACGCCCCTAGTGAGCTGAATGGCCATTTTGAGCTGGTATCGTTGATCTTCCAAAGTTTTTTTGGCCGTGAAGGCTTCCAAGGCGAGTGATTCAATACTTTTTCCCTTGGTGAGCTTGAGCCACAGGCTGGGGTTCTTGGCGTTTTTTTCTAGGTTATCTACATCCGAAACAGCAGACATCCACCTACTTAAATCCGCTGTCATCTGTTCAAGTTCTCTGCCGGCCTGAAAGCCACGTTGGAGAATCTTGAAGGCCCCTGTCGCCACCTGGACAGCCGTGCCGATGGTGACTGGGTCTAGCATCAGTACACCTTTACCTTGTCTGGATCTGTGAGCTTAGGCAGGCAATAGGCCGTGATCTTGCCAGCTTGCTTATGAAGCGCACGGGCGAAGTAGGTGCAGTCATCAATGTTGTAGAAATAGAGGTCGTTTGAAACCAGTTTGCCGTCGAGAAACACGAACAGCAAAAATGCGTGGATCACCCTGTAAGAAGCACGCCAATAAGTAGGACGATGGTTGTGCCGGCGCTGCCGACCATGATGGTTTCTAGGCGCTTCACGCGGCTCAAAAGCTCAATGAAGCGCTCATGGCTGACAGCCGACAAAGTGTCAAGCTCGGCCTTGACCGATGATGCGGTGGGCTTGCTCACGATCCGGCCTCAAGCGCGGCGACCTTAGTTTCGAGGGTTTCGATCTTGGCAATGGCTTCTTGCAACGCGCCGGTTAGCAGCGGCACCAGCTTGGCTTGGTCGATGCCTTGCATTACAGGTTCAGTGTGCTTTGCAGACCAAGTACTGTCTGACGGATAGATTGCAGGAATAGTTTTGCCATATTCCTCTGTGGCTTGCTTTCCAGCGGTCCACTTAGCTTCCGTTATATCTTCAGCAATCAAGTGACCATCTGCTGACAGCACAGCATTAGTAATTTCACGAGTTTCGTCTTTAGTTCCAGTGACAGCTTCAGGCACAACAACCTGTGCTTCGTGAGCGAGAAAACCGTCAACCGTTGTATCGGCGTCTGCGATAAAGTTAAACCGCTTTGGTGCGAGTGCCTTTACACGGTCAATTGCGCCGGTCATGTCCTGTACGCCTTGCTTGAGGCGGTGGTCTGATGAAGTGTTGAAGCTAGTAGATGTTCCAGAAGTTCCAATAGACCCGACTTCCCCGTTGGCGTTAAAAAACTTCATCGCATGATATCCACCGGTGCTGCTTGAAGATATGTTAACCCTTCCCCCGTTACCGTCTGAGGCACGAAGACTTACACCGTTGACGCCCGCTGCTGGCGTGGTACGCACTGTGAGGGTTCCGTCACTGTCGAGGATTAGTTTAGCATCAGCAGACAGACTAGCTTGTGAGTTTGAGTCATATGCAAACACTAATGTGTTTTCAGAATCATCAACACCGATTGCGTAATAGTTGCCGCCGGATTGACCACCACTCTGATAATTATGTGCAAAGCAAATCTGATGGTCTGTTGAAGTGTCATTGCGGTCAAGAATAATTATACCATCAGAAGTTGTATCTTGGATGTGCAGCTTCTTCTTTGGTGTGCCAGTTCCTATGCCAACAAAGTCATCCGCTCCGTGAACGACTAAGGCGTTAGCATTGCCGTTGCCCTCAACACGAAAGTCAAGGTCGATGCTGTCTTCGTTAAATACTGTTTCTGTAGGAGTCATCTCTATACGAGAAACAGCTTCTGAACCCGCCGTCATCAGTTTAATTTCTAGTGAGCCATCTTCACTGCCGTTACTAGCATCTGCAATTTTGCCCAGTATTCTGCCAAATTCAGTTACGTTACCCGCATCGTCATCAGCTTTAAATCTGACCATACCAATAGAATCACCGTCAGCAGGACTACCAGAATCTCTGGTCAGTTCCATGAGAGGGCCGAAAGTTGCATCTGCGTCGGTCGATTTTAAAACAAGCTGTGCGCTGTTGTCGTCAGTCGTAATCGTCTGACCGCCGGTCAACAGGTCTGCTAGTTCTCT